CGGTAAGAGCGGTAGGGGGGCTTGCGGTAGCCAATGGTACGCATACCTGCGAACGGATTAGGCACACGCTCAGCCGATACAATGTCAGCCTTAGCGATTGCAAAGCGCTCGCCAATGTTGCGAGCGTCAGAAGTCGGGGAGAGTTTCACAATGTCACCGACATTAGCACCAAGGACAAAGCCCTCAACAGTAGAGCCATCGGTAAGCGTGAAGATGTAGCGGTCACCCTCAAAGTAGATGTGTTGGTTAGTCATTTGACTACCTGCCTTTCTTTCTATGACCCCATCTTAGCACACCCCTCTGACATCGCTCACAGCGGGGTCTGAATAATTATGCACAGCAACGCATAGCCGAAAAACCCTTTATTTGCAAGGCTTTTAGGGCATAGGTGAACGCGCTAAAACCCTTATGGAATAAGGCTTTTTTAGGTATGGTCTGAAAAACCCTTTGTTTTAAAGGGATTTTTTATGCGTAAAAACTGTATAAAGTGCATGTCCGATTTGTCTTAAATAATTCGTAGATGTGATGTACATCACAGTGCATATGCCTTAAATGTCCGATTTGTCCGAGGGGCGCTCCATAATTTCCGGGAGCTATTTTAATGTAACATAATCACCGATCCTGCGCCCCGTAGGGGGCGCGGAGCGGAGCGGAGCGCGATGTCCGATTTGTCTTGTTTGGGGGACTTAGAGGATTACTCCTCTTCGTCCTCCTCCCAAGTGTCAAAGAGCATTGAGAGAGTCCACTCGTCACAGTCGGCATACTCTGCCCACTCGTAGCCCTGTGCTTCGCACTTGGCTTGGTAGTAAGCCTTTACCTGCTTGGTCATTTTGTAGCCTTTCATTCGGTTCTTAGGGTGATACTAGCACAAGGGTCTGACATCGGTCAAGTCTTATTTAGTTATTTCTTTGTGACTTGCGTCACAGTGGGGCGCGGAGCGGAGCGGAGCGCGTGTCCGCTTTGTCCGATTTGTCACAAGTGCGCTTGGCACTTGTTATCCCAAAGCATCGGGGCGGTGCAACCCTCTGCATCGCACAGAGTGACAACGCGAACCCAAGCACCGAGTTTACCCTCTAGGGTAGCGGTACGCTCAAGGTAGTAGCCGTGACAGTCGCACAGCATCCACGCTGTACCATTGTCGGTAGTTCCGCAGTCAAAGGTGCGGTGCATCTGTGATGCAAGGGCGAGGGTCTTAGTCTTAGTCATTTTAGTTTCCCTTTCGTTTTGCTTACTCTGTAAGCCTAGCATATGGATTTGGATTTGTCAAGGGGTGGGGCATGTGACTTGCGTCACAGCCTCCCCCTCTGTACCTTGTGGGTGTGCACAGCGTGGCAGTTGGCGCACAGTACGCGGCACTTTGCGATTTCCGCAAGGATAGTGCTAAGCGCATACCTAGCACCCTTCACCATGTCGGCAGGGTGGACAAGGTTGCCGTTACGGGTGCGGTACTTGGTGGCAGGGTCAAGGTGGTCAAACTGCAAGGCGCAGGCGTGAGCGTTGTATCCGCACGACTCGCAACCTGCGGCGGTCTTGATAGCGTCCACGATTGCGCGGACTGTTTGGGCTTTGGTGTTCATCTTCTGTCCTTTCATTGGGCTAGGGCTTGTCCCTCGCTCACAGGACTATTGAAGCACAAGCCACCGACAAGCGCAAGCCAAAACAAGAAATAAATCCTTAGAGTTTTCTGTCAATGGGCGCACTAATAATGCACCGCATTATGCGGCGCGGATCTGCATCATACAAATAAAAATATTATTCACATTTTTCTGAAATAGGCCCTATTTATGTAGGTGTTTATTTATTTCGAATAAAATGACGCAACCAACCAAAATGAAAAATACAGCCTCAAATGATTTCATAATCTATTGGACCTTTGCAAGTTGGGGACAATTCGCAGGCAGCTTCAACGGCGGTGGTGACGAGAAGCTTGTAGTCTTCAATTCCATCTGACTCCATGACATACATTGCTCCAAGAGCGACAGGTGCTCCAGAACCGATTGCTGTTGATTTCCATTCTGCAACACTCCAATCACTGGGGCTAATCTCAAAGATACGACCCCTACAAGCCACTAGGATGAGACTTTCATCGGCTTCTGATGTTGAGATGCCATAATTCTCTACAGCGTCTCTGAAGGCCTTTACAAAGCCTGTACGCATGAATGAGTGAAGTTCCTTTTTTGGAATCGCAGGCAAAGCGATAGATTGCAAAAGCTGTCCTCCAGACATGGATCCAGCATAGCCAATGAGATATTCTCCATTTTTATGAATCTTTGGTTTGGCTAGCTTCAAAATGACATGTCCATCGCTTGCACCTCTATCTGCAGCCATGTGAACTGTTTTTCCGTCTGTAGCAGCAACTATGCATGTCATTTTTTTTCTCCTTATGGTTGGGGGTAGATATTTTACACTATTCTTCGTTGTCTGTCAAGTCTTCAATCGAAAGGGCGGGGGGAGGACACATAAGTTGTCCTTCTTGGTGAAGTTTCAGCAATTTCATTGCATCATCACCCTTTCCTTGACCATCTGCGATTATCACCAACATGTCGTATATTCTTCCGAGCATGATATACAACATAGCGCCTATGTTCTCGTTCATATCCATCATTTGATCGGCTTGATCTGAATTTTCAGTTGACACGGTGCTCCATCCAATATTCTATTGATTTGGGGTAGATATCTTCTATTTGAGATAATATTGCTTTTGCGTATTCCCGGATTTCAAATTGGGAGTCGTTCTTCAATCTCAAGGATAGGAAATGAAGAACAGAATTCAAGGAAGTGGTCCAACGCCACCGAACATACATAGAGTATGCTGGCAAAAGTAGCCTTGCCTGTTCTGGGGCTATATTTGCCGAGAGTGCCTCTCTGTAATTCGCAAGCCCTAGTTCCACCGTGCGATTCATCAGCTCTTCGAACTTCTTGCCAGTTTCTTCGTCTACTGGTCCGCCCGACCCTTGCTTCTTGTTTTCTGGCATAGAGCGCCATTGCTCGGGCTCAGGAATGTAGAATACCTCATTTTCCGTAATGTACCTACGACTTGACTCGTTCCAGCCCATCTGATCGTCAAGATGCGTACTGGCAACCGAATGCTTGTACCACTGTCTTGCTACCATCAAGGGGGCGTAGACTTCAAAAGTCATAGCACAGTGCCTCATCGTGGAATCGTGCTTGTGTTGAATCAGAAAGCGTAGAAGTTTATCATCACCCTCTGACATCTCAGAAACTTCTTTTTCAAAAGAAGCCCTAGCAGCATTAACAACATCAATATCAGAACCCATATTATTAATTAATTTAACATAACCGTTGTCAAGAACCTTTTGCATAAAAACCTTTCGTGTATAATTTATTTAATATTATTTATATATAAAAAATAAAATATAAATAATATTTAAAATTTATATATATTATATATATTATAAATATAGAAGGAGATTATACACTATGCTCAACAAAAAGACAAAAGCAGCTCTAAAGACTTTGCTCAAGACATTTGGTGCTACAGCACTTGCTCAGTACATTGCTCTTGGACAGAATGTTTTTGAGATTGATGGAGAAGGCTGGAAGGCAATTGCAAGCTCAGGTATTGCAGCTGTTATCACACTAGCATATGGAATGCTTGACCCCAACGATACTCGTTACGGAAGGAACTCCGCAGAGTAATAGGATTGGTGGTTGTGGCATGAATAACGCTGGATGGTTGATGACAATTATTACGATTATTGGTGCTACAACCACCGTTTCTATTTTTGCAAGAAAATTATTTAAGATAGCAAAAAGAGTAATCCATTTCCTTGATGATTATTTTGGAACAGAAGAAAGACCCGGATTTGACAAGGTTCCCGGAGTTGCCGAAAGAATAAAGAATATAGAGGAAAACCTTGGATATCTTTGTATAAGAATTGATAATGTTGAGAAAGAAGTTACTCCAAATCACGGCACATCTATCAAAGATCAAATTGGAAGAATTGAAAGACGAGTGCTGAACCTTGAAGAAGAAATTATATAAATAAAGTTTCCCTTATAGACTCAGCCATCTTGAGTCCGGGATAAATTTTAGTATCACAGGCCAAGCACATAAAGCATGGCCTTTCTTCATTTACCCAAGGAATCATCTTTCCATGATCCTGATCTGTGATACAAATCACAGGTATAGCGCAGTTCATCTCAACTAGCTTTTGATAAGCGTGTAGCTCTTGTATTGTCATCATAAACATATTTTATCACCACTTGACCACTAACAAATCTTTTGATAGAATATGTCTACGCCACCTTATGGTGGCATTATTTTACTAATAGATGGAGAAGATTTTTATGACAGTTTCATTGCCTACTGCCTACCAGCAGGTTATTCACAAGACCAGATATGCACGATGGATGGAAGAAGAAAACCGCAGAGAGGATTGGCACGAGACTGTTTCAAGATTCACCAATTATATCTTTGAAGCACTTGAAAAGTATAATAACTATAAAGCAGATGACACTCTAAAGGAAAGAATTGAAAACTCCATTCTTCACACAAATGTGATGCCTTCAATGAGAGCACTGATGACCGCTGGACCAGCCCTTGAAAGAGATAATACCTGCATCTATAACTGTTCATATCTCCCCGTTGACTCCTTGCGTTCATTCGATGAGGCAATGTATATTCTCATGTGTGGAACCGGGGTTGGATATTCTGTAGAGTCAAAGTATGTCAATCAGCTGCCAGCCGTAAATGAGCACTTTGAGAAAAGCAACACTGTAATTGTTGTTGAGGACTCAAAGGCTGGATGGGCAAAGTCACTAAGAGAACTTATTGCACTTCTTTATCAGGGTCAGATTCCAGACTGGGACTTGACAAAAGTTAGACCAGCAGGTGCAAGATTAAAGACATTCGGTGGTCGTGCATCTGGTCCAGAGCCATTGAATAGATTGTTTAAGTTCACCATTTCAACCATTCGTAATGCTGCTGGAAGAAAATTAACTCCAATTGAGGCTCACGACATTATGTGCAAGATTGCAGAAGTTGTTGTTGTCGGTGGTGTCCGTAGAAGCGCAATGATTTCACTATCAGACCTAGAGGATAGAAACATGGCTGCTGCAAAGTCTGGATCTTGGTGGGAATACAACAGCCAGAGAGCATTGGCAAACAATTCTGCAACATATGAAACCAAGCCAACAATGGAGGTATTCATGGCAGAGTGGAAATCACTTTATGATTCTAAGTCTGGCGAGCGTGGAATTTTCTCAAGAGATGCAGCTAAAAAAGTTGCTGCAAAAAATGGAAGAAGAGAAGCAGACCACGAGTTTGGAACCAATCCATGCTCTGAAATTATCCTCAGACCATTTGAATTCTGCAACTTGACAGAAGTCGTAGTAAAAGAAGACGACACACTTGAGACCCTTAAAGAAAAAGTTGAACTTGCAACCATTCTTGGAACATTCCAGTCAACATTCACAAGATTCAAGTATTTGAGAAAGCAGTGGCAGAATAACTGTGAAGAGGAAAGACTTCTTGGTGTTTCTCTTACAGGTCAGATGGGACACTCAGTTCTCAATGGAAAAGAAGGTCTTGGAAAACTTATCGTCTGGCTAGAAGAACTTAGAAAGCATGCAGTTAAGGTAAATAAGAAGTATGCAGATATTCTTGGAATTAAGCAGGCTGCTGCAATTACCTGCGTTAAGCCATCTGGAACTGTTTCTCAGTTGGTTAACTGTTCATCTGGAATGCACACTTGGCACAGCGAGTTCTACGCAAGAACCATTCGTGCAGATGTCAAAGATCCAGTAACAGACTTCCTGAAGGATATGGGCATCAAGAATGAGCCAGACCTCATGAAGCCAAACGACACTGCAGTATTCACATTTCCCATTAAGGCTCCAAAAGATGCTCTAACAAGAGAAGACTTAACTGCAATTGAGCACCTTGAGCTCTGGCTGACATACCAAAGATATTGGACAGAGCATAAGCCATCAATTACAATTTCTGTCAGAGAGCACGAATGGATGGCCGTAGGTGCTTGGGTTTATGAGCACATTGATGAACTTTCTGGAATTTCATTCTTGCCATATTCAGACCATGTTTATCAGCAGGCTCCATATCAGGAGATTAATGAGAGCGAATACCTGCAGCTATTGAAGGAGACCCCAGAAACATTAGACTGGAACTGGTTGCAAAATTATGAGGCATCCGACAACACAACAGGAACTCAGGAACTTGCTTGTGTTGCTGGAGTTTGCGACATAGTTGAGGTATAATAAAGTGTATGTCTATTTATAAATATTCCGTGCAAAGAGATGCCCCATATGTTGTTTATACTTTAAACACTCCTGCGTCCAATGGTCAGTTTTTACCATTTTCAACTTTTACAACGCAGACGGCATCAGTAGTTGACGGAAGCTTATCATTTAGCACATCCAATACGCTTGCATATTATCAATACCCGTTAGTTGCTGGAAATAATATATCGTCATATATTTCCCCATCGTCTCCAAACAATAAGATAAAAGTTCCGGGATTGAAGTTTTTCAGCAGAGCGAAAAAAGATAGATCGTATTCTGTAGAATTTTGGATGAGACATTTTGGAAATGATTATACGACTCCAAAGCAAATAGTTTCTCTTGGAAATTCTGCATCTGGAGGTCTTTGGATAGACCAGCAATCTCTCGTATACATTTACGGAGATTCCCCAACAGCATCAAATAGAGCAGTAGTGTCAATGCCAATTGATAAATTTGATGAACCTATGCATATTGTTATGGGGCATAGCAAAGGACAAATACAGTTAATTGTCAATGGAAATAGAGAAATCACTGAATTCGATGATTCACAAACGATAAACTCATCCTTTTCGGAAGAATCAATTTACATAAACCCATATGTTGAAAACAATGACTATATTTATTTTGGCGGATTGCAGAATATGGAGATATCATGCATAGCCATGTATTTGTATAATATAGCGGCAACACCAGCTGCAGTTGTTAGGCATTATGTTTATGGGCAGGGATATACTGTAAATGAATCAAACTTTAAATCTAGGGGTGGATTCAATTACTCCATGCATATCGATGAAAAGGATGTATTCAATAATATAAGCATAGGCTCAGCAGACTCTTGGAAGAATTTCAATTCCACAAGAAAAGATGCATCACAAAGCAACGACTTTAATGCAATATATGTTAATAACAGAGGGTTCCTTACATTAATTCCAGATATTTTCAGCGAGAATGTTGTTATTGATGATGAGAACTTTATAAAAAACATTTATCCAACATCAGTTCTTCATAGTGCAAGTGGGTACGCCTTGCAAAAAGGGATTTATATAGAATTTGAAAATATTCAAGACTACATTAATACAATTGGCGTAGATTATGGAATTGAAGCATCATTAATGCTTACATCATCTGCTGCATCAGTTGGATCAATTGCTTCAACAATAGCAGAAATAAGCGCACCAAACCTAGGATCTCAAAAACTTTGGATCTATCAAGAAAGAGTTAATGCTGGAAGCAACAGGACAAAATATCAGATTTATAACACTATCGGAACACTTACAGCAAGCGGATTTATTGGAGCTTCTGTTACAACTGGATCTGCATTTTCTATTGGCTTTGGAATAAAAAATAGAACATATACGCTATATCAAAAACTTGGAGCAGTAACTGCATCAGTTGAGTTCAATCTTAACGACTCAAGATATATAGACCTTCAAGATGCAACAAACATTAGATTCGGCTCTAGATCAACTTATTCGGGCGGAACTGAGTACAAAGATATATCAGACGACTATTCTGCGTATCCAGCCGTGTATCTATCTTCAATTAAGATTGGCGACCTGACTGATATTTCTACTGGCACAAATATTAAATATTATAAAAACTATAGATATGACTACACATCGGATGAATTTAAGACCGGCATATACAACGCATCGATATCTTATATTTTCCCAGCAAAACTTTTTGCAAAAGAAATAAATGACAATTCTATTATTTATCCGAATAGAATAGATGTTGGATATCCAAATCAGGAAAATAATGCAAGCGCAGTAAGTTCTGTAAAAACTGTAGTTAGCAGATTCTACAATAACTCACTTACATCTAGTTCCAGAATTTATTCATCAAATGATACATTCATCCAGCCAACCACACTGACTAATAGCACAATAAGTGCCTGTGCAGTAACGATATCTTTTGTTTTTAACACTGACGATGTATTAAGAAAAAATCCAGCAGTTAGATATTTGAATATTTTCAGCATGGCAAATAATAATATTTCACTGCAAAATTCTGCACCTCCAATAGAACTTAACTATCTTTCTACATCATCTGTCACAACGCCAGCAAAAATTAAAACACCCTTTATCAATAATTCTGCTGCAAATGGAGGTCTCCTAATTGGAGATTCTGGATACTTTGGAAAAATTGACACAACATCAATTCCAGTGGAAAATATCAAAACAATATCATTTTTTGTAAAATCTGCATCTGCATATAGCTCAACAATATTGCAGATATCTGGAAGTACAGTATTTTCTTATACTAATCAGGGTGCTTCTGCCACTGTAAACTTTTCAGTTGCAAACTCAATTTATTGTAATGGAGCATCTGTAACACTTTCTGGTGCATCATTCACAATATCACCAACAGCTTGGAATAGATATGACATAGTTTTAACAAACCCAATTTCATCTGGAGCCTCAATAATAATTGGAGCACAGACTGGGGCAAACAACAGATTCTACATTGATGAGCTTGGATTATTCAACAGACAATTTACTGCAGACGATGCAGCATCTTTATATAATTTATATCGTGGCGGATCATCTTCAGCAACAATATCAATAAAAGATGGTGGCATAGGAAAGAATGTTAGCCTATCCCTTACATATGGAGCATCTTCAGAAAGTGCAAGTTATGCTGCATTAAATATTTTAGATAAAGAAATGTCAGCATCGTATGTAACATGGTCAGATAAGCTACAACTCTTCACAAAAGAGTCTTTAACATTTATTGATCTGATTAAAACAACAACAAGCTCCTTGACGCAAAACGCTGAGGGCGGTTTGATATCTAAGTCATTGCAGCAGGCAGAACAGTATGTTGACGGCGTGTTGATGGAGCATGGAGATAAAGTTCTTGTTTTCAATGGAACAGCCTGTGCGGTGTATACAGCATCGGTAACAACCAATTCTTTCAAAATTTATTCAGCCTCACCAGTCACAGCATCTCAAGTATTCTTCATTACATCTGGCGTGACATATAAAAATAGATATATGTCGGTGGATATTTTGTCCTCGTCTACAGTATTAAATCCATCTGCAGACAGATATAAAGTTAAATTTTACAAAAAAACCAATAAAATAGTTTCTTAATAGTTTATAAGGTGGTATCATAAGACAATGGAAACATCAAAAAATGGCCTGAGTGTGGTCAGAAGTAATGCAAAGTACGGTCTTTATGTATGGCAGCTGCCAAACGGTGAGCTGTTTAAAGATGAAAATAACAACATCTTGAACATTCCTTCAATGGAATATGACTTTAATAAGATGTATATTATTCAACAGGCAGCCGATTATTATGGGCAGCCAGAGGGTAGAGCAGTATTTATGCCCGGAGTTGGAAGAGTAACAGAAGAAGAGTACCAAGAGGACCTTCAAAGAATGAATGCAGGATTACTACCATTAGGAGATACGGAGGCGTGGAGAGATGCAGCAAGATCAAGAAGACAGCTTGATAACAGATATCAGGATTGATAACCCAACACAAACAGATTTTATTAAAGCAAATCAGGATGAATTCAAAAAGTCTTATGAGGAGCTTATAACTCTTGGCGGACTTAGCCAGAACTTTAAGCGTTCGGCAAAAAGAAGAATGGAAAAAGCTGCAACATCAGTAATTTCGCCATTCCCTAACTCTACAAGCGCCACAACTCAGTATGATAAATATGGAAGACCTGTCATTGCAGACGATAATGAGCTGTCTGGAGATGGCGCGGGTTCAAAGCAGATTATTCTTCTAAGAGCTGGATATGGTCTATTTGACGCAGTTGAACCACCCTATGATTTATATCAGCTGGCAAAGATTTACGAAATATCAGCACCAAACTATGCTGCAATTAATGCCAAGGCTGCAAATATTGTTGGTCTTGGATACGACCTGAAGCCAACGCTCAAGGTAAAGCAAAGACTAGAAGAAATTGATAATTATGATATCTTGGATAGGGCAAGAAGAAAGCTTCAGAGACAAAAAGAAGAAGTTCTTGAGTGGCTTGAAACAAGAAACGATGATGACACACTTACCGCAACCTTGATGAAGGTATTTATTGACGCAGAAGCTACTGGAAATGGTTATATTGAAATTGGAAGAAAAGTAACTGGTGAAATTGGATACATCGGTCACATTCCAGCTTCAACAATTAGAGTCAGAAGACTAAGAGACGGATTTGTTCAAATAGTTCAAGGAAGAGCTGTATTCTTTAGAAACTTCCAAGGAACAGAAAAGAATCCATTTGGTCCAGACCCACGACCAAATGAAATCATTCATATTAAAAACTACACTCCAACAAATACATATTATGGCATTCCAGCAATTGTTGCAGCACAGGCTGCAATGGCAGGAAATGAGTTTGCTGGAAAGTTCAATCTAGACTACTTTGAGAACAAGGCAGTTCCAAGATATATTTTCTGGCTCAAGGGAGCAAAAATGTCTCCAGCAGCAGAACAAAGACTGTTTGAGTTTTTCCAAGGAAACCTAAAGGGTACGAACCACAGAACTGTTCTTATTCCACTTCCCGCAGATACAGAAACTCAAAAAGTTGACATGAAAATGGAGCCAATTGAGGCAAAAATACAAGATTCTTCATTCAAAGAATATAAAAGAATGAATATTCAAGAAATTCTTATGGCTCATAGAATGCCAGCATCAAAAATTGGAAGTTCTGAAAGCGTAGGATTGGCAGCGGCTAGAGAATTTGATAGAACATTCAAAGAGCAGGTATGCCGTCCAGCACAGGATAGCCTTGAGAAGAAAATAAATAAAATTATTGCAGAGAAAACAGATTCATTCAAACTAGAATTCAATGAACTTACCCTGACAGACGAAGAAACTCAGTCTAAAATTGACGAAAGATATCTTAGAATGAAGGTTATCGTTCCTAACGAGGTGAGATCAAGGCTGAATCTATCGTCATTGAAGGATGGAGATACTCCAGTTCAATTAACTGGACAGCAAGCAGCAGAAGCAACTGCTCAGGCTACTGGAAATAGAACTAGAGACCAACAAAGACAGTCTAACTCATCTGACAGCAGTGAACTTCCCAGAAATCCTCAAGGCGAGGGAAGACAACAGCAATGATAAATAAAAATATAATATAATGTAATAGCTATGGAATATATTATCAAAGCAAATTTTGAGAATGACAAAGACAGCTTAACGCTATCAATGCCAATTTCTAAAATTGACGAAGAAAAAAGAATTGTAAGCGGATTTGCAACGCTAGACAATATTGATCGCCAAAATGATAAACTTTTGGCTGAAGCGTCAATTAAAGCTTTTGAAAAATTTAAGGGTAATGTAAGACTGATGCACCAGCCAATTCCAGCTGGAAAGCTCGTCTCTTTCAGAGAAAACACATTCTTTGACCCAGAAACAAAGAAAACATACACTGGCATATTCGTTGATGCATATATTTCAAAGGGTGCAGACAATATCTGGCAGATGGTGCTCGATGGAACTCTAACAGGATTCAGCATCGGCGGAAAAATTATTGAGTCAGAGGTCATGCTTGAGGAAGAAGAAGAGAAGGCGGTAAGAATAGTTAAAGACTATGAGCTTACAGAGCTTTCTCTTGTTGATGTTCCAGCAAATCAGTTTGCAAATATATTCTCAATTCAGAAGACCGACACTGGTTTTGTAGCGGATGGTATTTTTAATAAATCAAACATTCAAAATGTTTATTGGTGTGAGAATGATAAAAAGGCCTACCTCTCTGAAAACGATTCACATTCATGTATATTCTGCAAGTCAGACACAAATCAAATTGGATGGATTGATGAACTCAATCCAGAGGATGTAGCAAAAGCAATGTCTTCAATAGTTAAGGAACACAGTTTGAAGAAAGATGTTATTGCAACCCCACCAGCAACAGCTAAAAATCCAGTTCAGGGTATTCCCGGAGGGATGCCAAAAAAGAAGATTAAGAGAAAAGTTTGGAAGACAGAACCCGGAATGGCAAAGCAGGGAGATTTTGTAGTATACAAAAAAGACAAAGCCATTGAAAAGGGTAGAGTAAAGTCGATAGAATATACTGGAATTTATAAGAATAAGATGACTGGAGAAAAAATTGTAGCAACAAAAGAAAATCCTGTTGCTATAATTAGTCTGTATAAAGAATTACAAAATGGCAAACATGCTGTAACAAAAAGAGTCACAGCAGTAAGTGCTAACGAGGTCACCAGACTTAAAGTGAAGCCTTTTGCCAACCAATCGCTACCAGAAACCATTTGGGTATCTGAGAGCGTTGATGAGCAATGGATACAACCCAAAAAAGGCAACAAAAAGGAGAGCCAAAAGGTGATGAAAAAATTTCTTTCCACATTATTTGGAAAGAAAGAAGAAATAGGTTTACCAGTGCAAGAAGTGCTGGTAGAAAAGACTTTTAAAGGAGATATACTTCAAAAGTCTTTAGAAATTGAAACACAAGGAGGTGTTGAAATGGCTGAAAATGTAAACGAAGGACCACTTGACAACACCGAAGCTGAAGTCACCGAAACTGTAGAAACAGAAGAGGTCGAATTTGAAATTGAAGAGGCAATAGAAGAGGCCGTAGAAGCATCTGCAGAGGTTGTTGAAAAATCAGTTAACCCAGATGAGGATGAAACTGAGGAAGCCGAAGATGCCTCCGCAGATGTGGAAATTTCAAAAGCTTTGGATGATATCAAGTCCCACATTTCAGACTCAATTGCAAAGAGTCTAAATAGTACAACCGATTCCCTTACAAAAGTAGAGCAGGTCATAGAGGGACTTGCAAAAGCTTTTGACGAGAAGGTAGATAGCCTTCACAAGAAATATGAGGAATTGGCAAAAGGTTTGGCAGATGTCAGCGGTAACATTTCTGCTGTTGCAGAAAGAGTTGAGTCCGTAGAAAATGACACTGCTATAAAGAAGTCTGGAGAGTTTGAAGGTGCTCTTCCAGAATCCCCAAAGATGGAGAAGTCCGTCTGGGGAGGACGCTTCCTCGGCACAGAAAATATCTTCAACTAATCAAATAAAATGGAGGTGAAAGCTAAATGAGTGAAATAATAGAAAAGGCACTCCCAACAGGTGTTGTTCAGTCCGTAGGTACTGGAACATCTGGCGAGATTGGTGTTAACGCCGCTGTAACAAACGGTTTGACCCCAGTAATCTCAAACAACTCCGGTGGTTCCTTGCTCCCAACACAGAGTCGTCAATTCATTGACTACATCTTTGACCAGATGGTACTTGCCAAGGATGGTCGCCGTGTTGTTATGCAGGCAAACACAATGGAGATTGACAAGGTTCAGGTTGGAACAAGAATGGTCCGCAAGGCCAACCAAGCTGGATTTGGAACAGTAAACTCTGGTGGAGGTGGTTCCGCTACCCCAACAAGTTACACTGGTTATGGTGCAAACCTTGGTGGCGCACAGTTTACCAAGGTTGAGGTAACAACAACCAAGTTCCGCCTTGACTACGAGCTTTCAACAGAGGCCCTTGAGGATAACATTGAGGGAGCTGGATTGGAAGATCACATCGCAAGACTAATGGCTGTACAGTTCGGAAACGACCTAGAGGATATTGCAATCAACGGTATTGCTGGAGATGTTGCTGCAACAGCATCACAGACAATTTACGACACAGATCGCGCATCCTACCCATACACACTTGCCGGATTCATTTCGTTGGTATCAGCAGCAGCTGCTGGTGACAACTACTTTGCAGCAGGAAATGTTGTATCTTCTGCTACTTATGGATTCACAAGCACAGGTCTTGCATCAGGAACGGGTTCTGCAATTACTTCAGTAGAAGCATTGTACAACGCGCTTCCTCGTAAGTTCCAAGCTCGTAGAAACGAACTTAAGATCTACGCATCAACTGCAAATGTTCAGAAGTTGCTCACAGATCTACGCCGCGTTGGATACACTGGAGGTACCGCAGGTACATCTACAGAGCCAATCGCTACTGAAGTTCTTAACGGAGCTCGTCCACGCACAGGTGGACCCGCAGGAGCACAGTACCAGCTATTTGGAATTCCAATTCTTGAGGTTCCGCTAATGCCAGATTCATACATGGATTTGACATTCCCAACCAACAGAATCTGGGGTTTCCAGAGAGACATTACTGTACACCGCGAGTTCAAGCCAAAGAAGGACACAGTAGAGTACACAGTTTATGTCCGTATGGGTGTAAACATCGAAGAGGCTTCAGCATTCTCTTACTTCAAGAGCTGATATTAGCTTCAAAATAAAGGGGTGGGAAGCAATTCCCACCCCTTTATTATTATTTATATAGTAAAATATACTAGAGGTGTTGCATGCAAGAGATTTTAAGATCAGATACTGAAATAGCAATTATTCCGATACCAGTCACGGGAAGCATTTTGAGCGCCTTGGCGACTGCCTATGACATGGATACACTAGAGCAGGTATATTCAGCATCAGTTAGAACAACATCAAGTGCTGGTGTTGTTGGCTTATATTTGGATGAGAATGCCTCATCATATGATAGAAAAATTAAAGTTGTCACAAGTGGAAGTCTTTCTACTGGCTCATTCTCCAGCACAATCTTCTATGAATTAAATAGACCATTTGCCACAGTCTCTGACATTAGAACGCTAACCTCTGTTAGCTCTTCTGTAACAGACGCAAAACTAACTGCAACAGAAAGACTTTTCAGACTATATATTCAGTCTGAAGTACTAGAGAATTTTTATAGAGAGAACAAAGTAATTGTTGCATATGGAGAAGACTCTGACACCCTTTATCTAGATAAAAGAATATTGACTATTGACTATATTTATGAAAATGATATTTTAATTTATACTGGATCAGCTGATCCACAAAGATCAAGATATCTTCTTGAAACAGATGTGGATAAGTATCAAATAAAGACTGTTGCAGCATCATATTCAACCGATACAGTCTTTGAGCACACAGGAATATATCTAGTCACATATGACGGAATTTTCAAAAGAGATACAAAATATACGATACAAGGAACTTTTGGCTGGGACTATGTTCCAAGTGACATTCAAATTGCAACCACAATGATGGTAGAAGATTGGTTCTGTAGAGATATTTCTGTTAGAAATAAAAACATCCAAAGACTGCAAACAGATTCATACACAGTGCAATATGCAAATGGATTCCAAGATGGATCTGGAAACTTGCTAGCAGACCACATTATTCAAAAATATAAGAGTTTGAGGATTTCTCCAAGGATCATATAAAATGACATGCCTAACATCACTCACATACTCAATGAAGGCAGACATTTATAAGCCAGTAATTACTCAAGATAGTATTGGAACAGTATCAAAAACATATACATTTGAAAAAACTGTAGACTGTTTTGTCAGGGTTGATATAAGAACTGGAAGTGGAGACAATTCAACTGCAGTAAAAATAAAAGAGTATATAAATTATTTATATTCTCAAGTAAAAATGAAAAGCAATGAAGTTGTGCCTATGGACAGAGTTATAGTAAAAGTTAGAAATGATTCTGGGGTTATATTTTTAGAAAATCAAGACCCATCATCAGCTGGTGGATTTGAAAATAGTACAATATTTGAATCTAAAGGCAGCACACCGATATTTAATTTTGATGGTTCTATTCTAGAATATGAAACAATGCTTTCAAGAAAAGAAATACAAAAGATGTGATGATATGGCAAAAAATAAACTTGACACGGGTGGTATGCCAGAAAAAATAATAAACGCAGCAACATTTCAGTTAAAAATGGTAGACACGCTTCATAACGATATTGCTGTTGCATCAAAGCTTTCCAGTGCAGCTACCAATTTAATCACAGAGTACTTTGAAAAATATTATGATAATCTTGCAAAAAGAAACAGATATCTTCATAAGCATGTATATGAGTTTGGTCATGCTGGACAAAAAGAATATAGACTATTTAAACCACAAATAACAGCAAAAGGAAATGCATCCACAGTTTCATATAAACTTATTGATGCAAAGCTTCCCAACAAAAATGGTTATATTTTTACAAAAAAAGCTCAGGTTATGGAATCGGGAACGCCAGTAACAGTAAGACCTAAAAGATCATCAATGTTAGTTTTTGATGTTGGAGATACAACAATATTTACAAGAAAACCAGTTTATATAAAAAATCCCGGTGGAAGAGGCGTTGCTGGATCATTCAACAAAAAACTTGAAGAATTCATGTTATCAAATTCAGAACAAGTATTGAATTCTTCAAAATTTTTCACAATACTGCAAAAAGCAATGCTTGACCAAAATAAGAGTGGAATGATGAAAATAAACAAAACAAAACAGCCCATTGACAGTTTTGGCAAAGAGAGTGCTAGAATTATAGTCATGAGACTTCCGGGAGCAAAGAATGCCAAATAATGTTGACTATACAATAATGCCAATTGTTCTAATTAATAACTATATTTGGGGATTAGCAACAGGAAGCGTTTCTGGTGTTAGCCCGGTTGCAAGTGCAGTCTGGGATACATCGGTATATGCGTATAGACCATTCTTTCCAATCAATGAGAATCTAGCTCCAGATTCAAGCAAGATGCCATACATTCTTTATGATTATATTTTTAGGGATACCCCAGAAAGCACATTATATGCAATATATAAGGAAGAGGCAACATATACAATTGTTGGCGACATGCCTCAAATATTTTATTTGAAGAACTACATATTTGACCAGCTTAATAATATGGATGTAAGTGCTAGGGAAATAAACCAATATAGTGCTACAAATCAAATAAACTTTAAATACATTGACTGCTATCAAGACAACTTTTCTGTGGATGAAAAAAGAATTGATAGCTATAAGCCAAAATATATAACTACGCTCAAAATTGTATATGAATATACAAGATAAAACTACGATATAATATAAATGAGGAAGCGTTAACTTTAATACTTATAATTTATTGGAGGTGAAATATATAAATGGCAACAAGAGATTTTCAATCAAAGAACATTGTAGTAGGAGCTGGTCAGTTCCTAGTAGGTAGATCTGGTGTTGTTACCACAACAGTACCAAGCCTTGTTAACTACGCAAAGACAGCACAGCTGCCAGAGAACATCAATGACACAAACTGGTTCTCAGTAGGATACACAACAGAAGGAACAACACTAAGCTTTGAACCAACATATGGTGAAGTTATGGTTGACCAATTGCTCGATGTCGCAAAGATTTTCAAGAGCGGCATGAGAGTAACAGCAGCAACATCACTATCTGAGGCAACACTAGAGAACTTGCTAATCGTTCTTGGTGCAGCTGATGGAGACTTTGCAGCAGGTCCAGTAAGATCAGATCTTGCTACAAACCCAACAGCAGCATCGTCAGTAATGACAGCATCATTGAACCTTGGAGCAGACCCAGTTGTTTATGCAGCTAACGCTGCTGCTGGTGGTTTGGTAACTTCAGCATCTGCATTCGCAGGAATGTTCGCATCTTCTTCCGTTGGAGCTTCTGCTCAGTTCGCAGTAGCACTTAACATCAACGGTGGAGCTCTAGGATACCAGCCAGTAGAAAGATCAATCTGTGTTGTTGGAGCAGGCCCAACGCCAGCAAGCGCAACAAAGTCAGCAGATAGATTCTATGTTGGTTACCGTGCAGTTTCAATGGAAACTGTTGGCATTTCAGTCAAGAGAGATGATGCAACAGTATTCCCTGTAACATTCAGACTTCTACCATTTGATGGTCAGGGTGGCGCAGATGGAAATGCAACATACGGCAGAATTATTGACCGCGTTTACTAAAATTTAATATAGATGTGGATTATGGCAGGTGACCCCTGCCATAATTCATTTATTATCAAATATACGATATAATATAAAAAACATATGCGAAAGGATGAATAATGGCAACAAAAGTATATGAAACAATTGAGCTTGAACTGCTTGACGGAACAATCGTCACAGTAAAGCCACTGAACCTGAAAAATTTAAGAGCGGTAATGAAGGAATGGTCCAAGACCGCAGGAATTGAAAATGAAGATGAGTTCATTGATATTCTTGTTGCTTGCACCAAGATTTCACTAAAGCAACTTGCCCCAAGCCTACTAGAGCCAGAGGATGTTGTTGAAGAAGTTATTGACCTACAGACTATGTATAAAATCCTTGAGATAGCAGCGGAGATCAAACTGAATGACCCAAATCTCCTAGCGGCAGCTCAGGGAGTTCTTGGGACGAACTAAGTCTAGCCGAATACGAGTCTGAAGTATTTCTTCTAGGTTTTTGGAAAAATTATGAAGACCTAGAAGAAAGTTTGTCAATGCCGGAGCTTTTAAGCACATTAAAAGCAATTTATGAAAAGGAGCACAGGAATAACAGATTCATGGCAGCAATTCAGGGAATAGATATTGACAATGAAAACGCTTCTGACTCAAGAATGATTGAGGCAGAGAGCGAAGCAGTCACGCTTGAAGAAGTGTATTCCAGAGCGATTAAAAAACTTGGTGGCTCAGAAAATGAGTCCGAGGCAATAAAGCATGGTTTCACCCCAGACATGGGTCTTGATTATGAGGTGATGTATAACTAATGGCTCAAATCAATACAGTATTTAGATACGAAGGTGATTTTGGGCCGTTAAAGGCTCAGATTAAATCTCTTTCCGGGGACATCTCTGCTCTAAATGCACAATTTAAGTCATTTGAAACAATTGCCACAAAAGCAATGTATGGCGCTGCCAAATCATTTAGAGGTGATGTAAGTCACATTGCTGGATATAAAACATCTGTCGTAGACCTGACAAGCGTACTTGATAAATTCGGTACAGCAATCACAAGACAAAAACTTTCTTTAAGAGAATATGCAAAAGAAGCTGCAAATGCATTTAAATCAACCAGTAGCACAAGGCTTCTGGCTGAAAGAGAAGTTGCAAGAATGCAGTCTTCCCTTATTCAGTTTGGCGCATCAACTGGAAAGGGAATGCTTGTAACACCGCTGGCAAATAATATGTCTGACTTGGCAACAAGAACTGCCATAGCAAGAAAACAGTTTGATATATTCAATACACTAGTTCAAGATGGCGCTACAAAATTAATTAACTTTGGTAAGAATACTCAGTGGGCTGGTCGCCAACTTATGGTTGGTCTTACTCTGCCTATGGCTATATTTGGTCAGACCCTCGTAAAATCTTTCACAGACGCAGAAACAGAGCTAACAAGATTTGCAAAGGTATATGGATCAGACCTAGTAAATCAAAGCTATGAAGCAACAGAGCAAATGAAGGGGCAAGTTAAGGCACTTTCTAGAAGTATTGCAGAAGAATGGGGAGTAGCTGTCAAGCAAACAAATGCACTGGCAGCAGATCTGGCAGCAGCAGGTTATGAAGGTCAAAGACTCCTTGACATGACTTATCAAACATCAAGATTGGCAATTCTTGGAGAAGTTGATAGACAAGATGCAATGAAGGCAACTCTATCATTACAGAATGCCTTTAACATGAGCACACAACAACTGTCTGATTCAATTAACTTCTTAAACTCTGTTGAAAACCAAACATCAACATCTCTTCAGGATCTTATTACCGCAATTCCTAGAACTGGTCCAATTATTAACGCATTGGGCGGAGATGTAAAAGACTTATCCGTACTTCTTGTAGCAATGAAAGAGGGTGGAGTTTCTGCAGCAGAAGGTGCAAACGCACTAAAATCTGGACTTGCTTCTCTAATCAACCCAACACAAAAGGCAATTGATCTAGCAAAACAATACGGTGTTGACCTAAAGGGAATTGTGGAAGGCACAAGAGGCGAACTTATGCCAACTGTCATAGGATTTCAGGACGCACTGAAAAACCTAGATGAGTTTGCTAGAGCCAAAGTTATAGAACAAATCTTTGGAAAGTATCAGTTTGCAAGAATCTCAGCGCTCTTTGACAACTTAAATCAGCAAGGATCTCAGACAAAGAAAGTCCTTGACTTAGCAAAGATGTCAACTACTGATCTTGCAAAACAGGCATACCGAGAAATGAGAATCTTAACAGAATCTATCCCGAATAGACTGAAGAGAGCCACCGAAACACTAAAGGCAGAACTTCTACCACTTGGAGCCTCCATTGCAGAAACAGTTATTCCAATAATTGTTAAAATTGCAGATGCAGTAAAAGGCGTTATGGAGTTCCTTGATAAACTTCCAAAGCCATTAAAAACATTCCTTAAGTTTTCTGCAGTAGTGGTTGCATTGCTTGGACCAATTATTCAGCTTGTAGGTTTGTTTGGAAACTTTGCTGGAAATGTTATCAAGCTTACAATGAACATGGTGAATCTTGGAAGAGCCATGCTTGGCATAAAAACTGAAAGATTTAAACTCCTATCTGACGATGAACTTGCTGCAACAAAATCAACACAAACTTTGACAACATCGTTCCTTAATCAAGAGCAGTCGCTTAACATGTTAAATACTGCACTTAATACATATTTGGTTAGACTAAGAGAAATAAGAGCCACTCAACCCGGATTGTTTATACCAACCGCAGGTGGTGCAGGGCCAATGAGAGGGGCTAGGAGAGCCGATGGAGGCCCCATATACGGCCCCGGAGGTCCAACTGGAGATAAAATACCAGCAATGTTGTCTGATGGCGAATATGTCATTAAAGCATCATCTGTGAATAAATACGGTCTTGGATTTATGGATAAAATAAATGCTGGAAAATTTGCAATGGGTGGAATTGTAAAAAAATTCCAAAATGGTGGTGCTGCAGCAACTGAAAAAACACACATTGCGGCATCAACAGGATTAATATCACCAACTCAAGCACAAGCAATGATAGCACAAAATACTGGTAGAGTTCGTGCAAGCGCATTAAATGCAATTGGAACAGCACTATTTGTTCAAGAAAAAGCAGCAGAAAAAGGCCTTGCCAATTTCACAGTACATGTAGAATTATTAAATAATCTTGTTGTTAACCTATCTAGAAAACTTAATCAAAATTTAAAAGACTCAACAGTTGCCTTAGATAGATTTGTATCAGAATTTTCATCTTCAACAAATAAATGGTTGCCAGCGCTTTCTATGGCAAAAATAAAAACAGATGAGTTTGCAGATAAAGGGTCAAAATTATCATTAGCATTAGCTGCTTATGAAAAGAAAATTATTGAAAATCTTCAGGCAACTGGCAAGAGGATAATTGGAGATCAAGATGTTTATGCGGCACAATCTGCAGCGCAAAAACAAGTAACAGCAGCACAAAGAAAACTTTTACAGCCAATATTTAATTTGGCAAATGAACTTGAAAGCTTTAGAATATCAACAGATTTAACAAAACAGCAGTTAAGAGAACTAGGTTTTGAGCTTAGAAAGAATAAAACAACTGGACTAGACGAGAAAGTTGTTAGAGGTCTTAATGGATCATTTGTTGACTTGGCGCATGCAACAAGAACACTAACTGCAAAATCATACCAAAGTTCATCAGAGCAAGAGGCTTTAAAGGTTGCTACACAAAAACTAATTGAGGCAAGATCATTGGCGACAATTAATGAAAGAGAAGCTGTTGCGGCAACTGCTGCATATAAAGCTAATTTAATTCAATCTGGAATAATTTCTGGTGGTGGCTCCATAACACCACCACGCCGACAAAGCATTATTGCATCTTCACTTCCAATTGTTTCAGTTAATGGAGCTGCAGCAGTAAGCTCTGGAAATGGATACTATTCAGGAACACAGGCTGCAGCAAAAGCCGCACCTCCTGCCATAGTTGGTACTGGTGCTGGTGGTGGTCAGATGCTTGGAGCTGCCCTTTCCTTGTCCATGCTTCCAAGTATGATTTTAAGTTTGAAAGGTATGAATAAAGAAACAGATAAGGCAACAAAATACCTTAACCTATTCACAACCGCTCTGATGGCATTTATCACATTCTCACAATTAAAGGGATTGTTCAACAAAGGTATGCTTGCCAAAACTGTTACAACAGAGGCGGGAACATTTGCCACAGGTTTAGGTGGAGCAATGCAAAGGGGTGGAGCATCCCTTACAGCAAGAGGCGGAGCAATGGCTGCAAAAGGTCCAATTCGTGGACTTATGGGTAGAGGAATGGGACAGCTTGGAGGGCTAATGACAAGGATCGGTCCCGGACTTGCCAATCCTTATGTTCTTGCTGGAGTAGCTGCGATTGCAGTTGGAACCGCCATATTCATACATTTTAGAAATGAACACAGAAGAGCGATGCAAGAGGTTAAAAATGAAAGTAAGGCTGCATTTGCATCGGCAACAGAATCCGCAAAAATGTATGGAATTACTCTCAATGGTGTAAATCAGGCTATAACAAAGAATGCTAGCGCAATCAGCAAAAATTTCTCTACATCTGGAAGAAAGTCAAAGGTTGCAGATAAAGACCTAATTCATGTTGTTGAAAAAGATTTCTCTGATTTGGTAAAAAATGTAGCGTCAATGACAAATGAGGAAGCTCAAAATCAACTTAGAGTTTCAATGATGAGTCTTGTAGCACAAGGATTCAAGCCACAGGATGCACTAGAAATAATAAACGAAGTGGCAAGACAGGCAAAACAATCAAAGATAATGTCTAAAGCCTTCAATGAATCACTTTTAAATATATCAGATCTTTCAGTATCAGCAGATAATGCAATTGCAGTCCTTGAGGAAAAATTCTCACAGGCAAAAATAAAATTTGGTGGAGATCCAGAGAAACTTGGAATCGCTATGGCTGAAAACCTAAAAGGTGGATTAGATTTAGCAACACAAATAATGGCAACCGATCCAGAACAAGGTGCAAGAATAATGAAATTCCTTTATGGAAGCGAAGAAGATTTAAATGCCGGAGCCGCAGAAATCACCAATTCAATTCGCACAGCATTTGCTGCACAGGGCGGTAAGAAGGGAGATGCAGTATTTGACTTCTTTGGAGACCCAACAGCAATTGAAACAAGTCTTGGTCAAGCTATGGATATGTACAGAAGATTTGGTGGAAGTTATGCAACGCTAGAAGAAATGATGACCAAGTATGGCAGAGAAGGTACAGAGCAAAGACTTCAATATATAAATTCAGAGATGTTAGCGCAAAATATGGCACAAAAAGCACTTGCTGCCAATGCATTAAAGCAAAAGGGATATTTAGAAGAACAAAGAGACGATTACATCAAGGCTGCAGATGCAGCTATGCAAAGAGTTGATGCGGAAATTGAAGCAGAAGATGACCTTACAAAGAAAAGAAAACAAGCTTGGGATGATGAAAAGTATAGACTAAATAAGAGAAAAGATT